AGCAACGGAGCGACGCACTCGATTACACCCGGGAATGCAGAGAAGAGAACTTCCCGGCATACGCACGAGTGAAATACTTCACTCAGGAGCAACTAGACGAAATGCGTGAAGCAGATTAATAGCTAACAAAAAAACTATGGATCCAATTTATCTAAATTTGAGATTGAGCACAATGAAAGCGACGGCAAGTTTCATCGAACAGCTCCATACGGAGTGGGAGGCGACCACGAAGAGCCTGGACTTTTACCAATACCTAATGACCAGAATCGAATCAGACATTGAAAAAACCAATGCCGACATAGAAGTCTGGAGCGATAAATAAACATGGTAGATTTCAGCACCCAGGAGCCAGAGAAGCTGCAAGGGCACGAGGCCCTGCAGTACGACATCGATGCACTGCATGCGGACATCGACGAAATGAAATTCCACGACTTCAAGAGCCAAGAGGCGACACCGAAGATGAACCTCCGCCTGAGACTCCTAGCCTTATTAGAAAACGTCCAGATCGGACGATACGATGACATAAGCAACCCGAACCATGAACCAGATAACAAATAAACCAGGCCCACTCGAGACCGCGGCAAACAAGTCGCCGATCGGGAAGGAGCCGGAGCAGCAAGTAGACCGAGTGACTCACTTCCTAGATAGCCACCCAGGAGCATACGCAGTCCACCAATTCAAGGACGGTAAAAACACCTGGCTCATTTACCAGACACGAACTGCAACCGGTTACTTTGTCACCGGAACCGCACTCGACTGGCAGGCCAACTGGAAGTACGAAGACTTTGCAGACCAGCCACACCTCGAGAACTTATTCCAACTGAGCGAAGAGGAAGCCAAAGGCATCCAGGCAGTGCTTGGAGAAGGAGTTAGTAAATTACCAGAAGTAACTGAAAAAGAAGATGAGCAACCCGATTAGAAAAATGTCTGTCTGGATTGGAGGCCAGGAAATAGGCATCAAACAAATGGAACTACGCGCTGACATTGAAATGCCGGCGGAGCTTTCAATCCGCACCGGAGACAGAGCACCAATGCCAGAGCTTTATAACAAACTGGCTCTGGTCGATTTGGCCATGATTGGAGACAGCGGAATGAGAGAGCCGATTGGAATTTTTAAGGTAAAAACAGTCGAAGCGATACTCACCCACGAAGCACAACAGCTCTACCAGTACCAACTCGAGTGTCAAGCGCATACCGAATGACAAAAGGGAAACCGGTCGCTCAGTGTGAGTGCGGAGCATTAAAAATGCACGACGACTCGGACCCAAAGCGACCGAAAACAACCTGGCATCCAGTAATCGGGACATTCCCAAAGCTACCAAAAGAGCAGTGCTGGACCTGCAAAAACAAAAGGTAAAACAGCCCACTCCACCGAGCAGGGCTTTTACCTTCCGCATTCAACTGTTATCATTCGTTATGAGCCGTTATTAAAGCCATGGAATCTAAATCAACACCACAAACCTCAAGGTTAAAGGAGGTTAAACTCCGGGCCCTACATGAGGCAGAGAAAAAGAAGCAACGACTCAACATGCCGCGGCGTGCTGGGGACTTTATAGAGTTTTGCACTTGGTACGCTGCACCGACCGCCACCCGGGCCGAGATGGGAGCCAAGACGCAGCAAGAGTACGCAGCCAAAAACAACGTCGCCCAGAAGACCCTGAGCGAATGGAAGCGGAGGCCAGAGTTTATGAGACTGGTCAGCGACGCCACTCAGATACACGCCCAGGACCGCTGGCCGGAAGTGATGGAAGGATTAATCATTGGAGCCAAGAAGGGGTACGCAGACAACGTCGAGCTTTACCTCAACTACTTCAAGAACTGGCACAAGGCCCAGGTGCTAGAGGTACGGAGCAAGGTGGACCTCCAGCTCGGAGACATCCGACAAATTATCGAAGTACTACCAAAACATGAACAGCATGAATTTTACACAACTATCGCAAGACTACTCCACGCAGCTAAGCGAGCTCGATCCGGAGACGGTGATGAATCAGCTAGAGGAACTGGCCAGTTACAGAGTCCGGGAAACGTGGCAGGACATGCCGATCAAGTTTCTCGAGACGTACAATGAGACGGTCCGCTTCCCCCGAGTAATTCGTGACATTTTTGCATACATTTACCTGAAGCATCCGCGTCGGGTAATTATTAAAGCTCCCCGAGGCGGAGGCAAGAGCCAACTGATGGCGATGATAGGCCAGTGCCTCTGGTATTTTCAAAACAGGAGCGTGGTGGACATGGGAGGGTCATTCACCCAGGCGAAGGAAGTGTACGACTACTTCGAGAAATACACCCGGGCAGCCCCGGGCATGCTTGCGACACTACCGAAGGACCCCACACTGAACTACACTGAGAGCGACACCGGGAAGTACTTCAAGTGCGTGACCGCATCACCAAAACAGGTCCGTGGTCCCCACCCGGACGTATTGCTTGCAGACGAAGTTTGCGAGACGAAGGACGAACTCATCCTGGCCGCTTTGCCGATGGTAAACAGCTCGAAGGACCCACTCGTGATGATGACGTCCACCTTTCATAAAATCTTTGGTATTTTTCAGGAGACATGGGACAACGCCGAGGACCTCGGATACGCACGCTTCAGCTGGGACATTTTCGACGTTGCAGAACAGTTTGATGCATCGATGTGGGATGACCCGGAGCTGAACGAACAAATCAAGGACTTGGACAAACTGAAGGAGCTAGCAGCCGGGAAGCTCGGAGACCCGAACGGTTTTATTCCGATCAGAAACATCCTCGACGCTTGGAAGGCGAAGCCAAGCCTGGAGCACTTCATGGTGGAAGCGATGGGAAGCCGACCGAGTGCGAAGGGACTGGTCCTAGACCCAGTGGACGTGGACGCCAGCATTTGTAAAGACGAATTAATCGACGAACGCGACGAAGACACGATGGAGGTAATCAACCCGGGGAAATACGGATGGTTTCCAGGAGCAGTCAACGTGCTGGGAATCGACTGGGGATTTGAGGGGATGACAGCCGTGACCGGTTTGCAGCGCATCGATGACAACCGCAAGATAGTAAACTACCAAAAGAACTACACCCAGGTCCGAGCCAACGTGATTATTGAGGAAACCGTGGAGCACATCATCCGCCACAAGGTCCAGGTGGTATACGGCGACTGCGAGGCCAAGTTTGAGAACGTCGAGCTGGCAAACAAGATTCAAGAAGAGATGCAGAAGCTACCCCACGCCGAACGATTCACCTGCCGGGTAGTGGAGGTGGCATTTGGGAAGGAGAAAGGCGAGATGCTCGGGAACTTGCGCGGCCACTTTGAACAACGGCTGATACTGATACCAAAGCAATTCGCAGTGGCCAAGTGGCAGCTGAAGCGGTACCATTACGTGGAAGGAAGTGACAAGCCAGCCAAGGAGCACGACCACATCCCGGACTCCCTAATGTGTGCATTGCAGCACTTCAAGATCCACCGCAAGAGACGCTATACCCACAAGGACACGCAACGAGATGACGAAGGAAGTGCTACACTAACAGGAGGATTAATGAAAACTAGATTTTAATAAAGACATCACATCATTATGGCAAAACTAAATGGAGAAATCGGATACTCCGGAACCAAGTCAATCTCGGGCATCATCACCGAGGACTACAACCCGAAGCTCAGCGGCGTGTCCGCCATGGCGACATACGATGAGATGCGTAAGAGCGACGGAACCATCCGCGCCGGAGTCCTTGCGATGCAACTCCCGATCCGGAAGGCACGGTGGTACGTCCAGGCAGCCAGTGAAGACCAGGCCGACATTGACATCGCCCGGTTTGTAGAAGAGAACCTGATGGAAGGAATGAGCATGCCGTGGGATGACTTCCTACGCCAGGGCCTTTTGAGCTTGGCATTTGGTGTGATGATTTTTGAGAAGGTATTCGACATACGCAACGTGGACGGCCAGGACCGCATCGTGTGGAAAAAGTTCGCACCGCGACTTCCGAAATCAATTTATTCCTGGGAGCTACAGAACGGAGAAGCCGGCGTCCAGCAATACGGCCAGAGCGGTGAAATCTTTCAGATCCCGATGGAGAAACTGCTCGTGTTTGTGAACGAGAAGGAAGGAGACAACTGGTGGGGAACCAGTACGCTCCGAGCAGCCTACAAACACTGGTACTTTAAAAACACCTTTTATCAAATCGACGCAATCAAAGCGGAACGCCAAGGCCTAGGAGTGCCATACGGAGTGGTCCCCCCAAACACAAGCGACGCCGATCGTGACAAACTAGCCCAGACACTCAAGCGACTGCGCGCACACGAGGAAGGCTACGTGATTTATGAGCAGGAGCAGGAGATTGGATTCATGGACATGAAAGGCAAGAGCACCCACGACATCATGCCGTCGGTAGGCCACCACAACCATCAAATCCTCATGAGCATGCTGGCTCAATTTTTGAACCTAGGAAACACCGAGAGCGGGTCCCGGAGTTTGAGCGAAGACCACCAAGACCTATTCCTCGCATCACTGGAAGCGGTAGCCAACGGATTCAAGGACGTTATAAATAAATACGCCATCAAACAGCTGGTAGACTTCAACTTTGATGTGAAGGAATACCCGACGCTTGAGTTTGCAGGCATCACCCGGACCGACGCGAAGGGACTAGCTGACGCATACAAGGTGCTGACTGAATCAGGCGGAGTAAAAGCCCAGGCAACCGACGAAGACTACTTCCGAGAATTGCTCAACCTCCCAGAGGTAGAAGAGGACCGACCGGAACCAGAGGCAGAGGTGGCAGAAGACACCGACGTCGACGAAGAGCTGGACAAAACCGAAGTCGATAAGAAGGGGAACCTTAAAAAAAAAAGTAAAAAAGAGGACGACGAAGTAACTGCGGCCGAGCAGTCCATCCGGACCGTGCTAGAAGACGTCCACACCACCCAGGGGAAGCTCAGAGTTTGCGCTGACATTATCACCGCCAACGAAGACCCGGAGCACCGCGCTGCAGCATCGAAGCTACACAAGGAACTCACCCGGATGCGCTTCCAGGAGACCAACGACTTCAAGTCATTCCGACCGCTAACGTTTGCAGAAAAGAAAGTTGACTTCCAGCGTTTGAATGATGTAATGGACGAACTCGAAAGCAAACTGGTCAATGAATCGTCCGCCATTTTGAAAGCGGAGAAGGAGAAGTACCTGACCAAGCTGAACACCGCGGTCCGACGCAACGACACCAAAGCAATCAAGGCATTGGTCATGGAAGCCAAGTACGGCTACAGCAAAGTGCTGAAGGACGCAATGAAGGCATCCTACACATACGGCAAAAACAACGCAGCCAGGGAAATGGGCAAGAGCGCACCCGGGAACGACAAGGTCATCATGGCCAACATCGACATCATGGCCACCGAGATAGCCGACCGGCACGCCAGCCAACTCCAGTACGAGGCGAAGCGAGCTGTGGTGGAAGGAGCAAACAAAGCGGCAACCGTTGCGGCCACGATCGGAGCGGCCGACAACATCATGGAAGCCAAGATTGCACAAATCACACGCGACACCGGGTCCATACTTATCGGAGGCTACATCAACCAGGGACGCCGAACCGTATTCACGAAGTACGGCGGAGACATCCACGGTTTGCAGCGGAGTGAAATCCTGGACCGTAAGACTTGCAACTACTGCCTGAGCATCGATGGCCGAGTAATTGAAAAGAACGACCCATTCGGTCGCAACGACATCTTCCACGGAAGCTGCCGAGGCATCTGGGTGGAGATTTTACTAGACGAAGAGGACCTCCCAGAAATCGGAGGCATCCCCCAGAGTTTGCAGGACCGCTTCGGAGGCACGGTCAATGACCTCATCCAACCGAAGACACCGAAGACCCGGAAGGGAACGCTGGCGAACCAATTCGTAAACCGTAAGAAAAAGTAATCATGCAAACTTCAGAGATTAAAAACGGCGAACTTATCTGGCACTGCCCAGGCTGCGACGAAAGCCACATGGTCCCGGTAGAAGGACCAAACGCCTGGGAGTTTAATGGAGACATCCAGTACCCCACCTTGAGTCCATCAATCAAAGTGACCGGCGTCGAAAAGATGACCGACGCGGAGTACGAGGAACTAAGGGAAGGCAAGACAATCGTCCCCCGGCCGTTTGTTTGCCACTCATTCCTAAAGAACGGAGTCATGGAATTTTTATCAGACAGCACCCACTCCAGAGCAGGCCAGAGCGTCGCACTCGAAGCATACATACAGACCGCGCCATAGCACTATCAACACCAAGGACCTGGACAACTTCCGGGTCCTTGACTGTTTGTGCTATGCTTGGCGTAAGGAATGACTCAGTAGGAACGCCCGAACCAGTCACCGATGCACCAAATTTATTAGCAATACGACAAGCACATGAAGTCATTGAAAAATCAATCACTGTTGCTCACGCAACAATTCGACTTCGCTGAAAACGAAGGCACCGACGGACTGCCAACCGAGATTCAGGTACTACCCAAAGGCAAGTGGCAACACCCAGCCTACGGAGAAATCAAACTCGATAAAACAGCCCTGGAGGAATTCAAAAAGAATTTTGATGCCGGAGTACGAAGACAGATTCCAATCACCGAAGGACACGAAACCTTCGATGAGAAGCCGGCAATCGGCTGGATGGTCGCAGCGGAGGTCCGAACAAACGGACTGTGGGTGACCGTCGAATGGACACCTACGGGAAAGACCCGGCTGACTGACAAAGCCTTCAAGTATTTCTCACCGGAGTTTTACACGGAATACGTGGACCCGGAGACAGGAGAGACTTACAACCACGTCATCGTGGGCGGAGCACTCACCAACAAGCCATACTTCAAGAAGCTGAAAGCAGTCGTGCTGTCTGAGCACATTATTAAACTAAGTGAATCAACTACTATGACAATCGAAGACATTCGAGCGAAATCAGTCGAAGAGCTGAACGAAGACGAGAAAGCCTTCATTCGAACAGCCGAAGATTTGACTGATGACGACAAGGCGAAATACGCCACAGTACTAGCGGAGGAAACTCCTGCAGACCCAGAGCCTGAAGCAGACCCAGATCCAGCGGCGGATCCAGAACCAGAAGCCGATCCGGCTCCTGAAGCCGATCCGGCTCCTGAAGCAGACCCAGAACCAGAAGCCGATCCGGCACCGGAAGGTGTGGAAGACCCAGTGGTCCAAGTGAAAGCGTCCGAACTTGCAACCCTTCGAATGAAGGCAGACCAAGGTCACTCAGCACACAAGAAATTACTCGCAAGTGAAATCGCCGGAGCAGTCAGTAAAATGACATTCACGGAGACAAACAAAAAGGGACCATTTCTAGTGAAGGCCAGTGACAAAGTAACCAAATTCATGCTCGGCCTATCAGAGGCGCAGCGAAAGGAATTCAGCGACCTAGTAGGTAGCATCCCTTCAGCTAGCATCTTTGGAGAACGCGGAGCAGGGAACGGAGACGCTGGTGGAGACTTCGAAGGACGTCTCGACAAAGCGGTAGAAGCGAAGATGAGCGAGAAGTCAATCACGTACAGTGAAGCATTGCCAATGGTCCTCTCAGAGAACACGGAACTGAACAACGAGTACCGAGAAAACTTCTCATTTAGTAACTAACATACGCAAACATGAGTCAATCAATCAAAGCATTCGAACGAACATTCGAAGCAGAAACTGACCTCTCAACCAAGCAATACCTTGTGGTAGAGCTGGGAGCAGGAGACAACCAGGTGGACGTTTGTGACGCCCAGGGAGAAATCTCAATCGGCGTGTTGCAGAACGACCCAGCTGCAGGCGAAGCAGCCCTTGTGCAATTCCTCGGAACCACGAAGGCAGTAGCCGGAGCAGCGATCACGAAGGGAGCACGCGTAACCACAGGAGCAGCCGGCAAAGTAGAAGCTGCAGCAACTGGAGACTACGTAATCGGTCGAGCATTAGAAGCAGCCGGAGCAGACGGCGACATCATCGAGGTACTTCTTACCCTTGGAGATTCACCAATTGCATAAGCCATAACTTAAAATTACCATGAGTAAACCAACACTGAACACCGTCATCGTGGACCCAGTACTCGCGAACGTTTCTGTTAAATACACGAACGAAGAGTACATCGCAGACATGATTGCACCGGTGCAAAAGGTATCGAAAAAGACCGGAATTTACTTCAAGTACGACAAGTCCAACTTCCGTATTGTAGATTCGCTCCGAGCTCCAGGATCACCATCCAACGAAATCGGCTACGGACTAACTCGAGAAACCTTCGAGACCAAGAACCACGCGCTGAAGCAATTCGTAGAAGACGAACTTGTGGAGCAAGCCGACGGAGCATTGACTCCAGAGACAGACGCAACTGAGAACGTGACTGACCGTCACCTTATCGAACGTGAAAAGTCATTGGCAGATTGGATGAGTAACACATCCAACGTAACGCAAAACGTTACATTGTCAGGAACTTCACAGTGGAGTGACTACACAAACTCAGACCCATTTGCAGACGTGAAGACAGCCCGAACCACAGTGCGAACTGCGATCGGAGCAGAACCAAACACACTGGTCCTAGGATACGACACATACTCAACGCTATGCGATCACCCGGACATTGTGGACCGAGTGAAGTACAGTCAATTCGGAGTAATCGGCGAACCAGAACTAGCGCGAGCATTCAAGGTCCGTCAGATTTTCATCGGGAAGGCTTTGTACAACTCAGCAACTGAAGGCCAGACAGACGTCCTAGCCAACATCTGGGGAGGCCACGCGTGGATGCTTTACATTTCACCTAACAAGAAGTCAATCAAGCAAGTAACATTCGCTTGGACGATGGAACTGAAGGCACGAAACGTAAAGAAATGGCGAGACGAAGACCGGGAAGGAATGTACGTGCGAGTAGGACTCGACTACACCCAGAAAATCGTTGCAGCCGAAGCTGCGTACCTTATCAAGAACGCGGTCTAACCCACCCCGAGGCAGCCTGGCAACCCCAGGCTCAACCTCGTTTAATCGAGTAACATAAACTCATCATGAGCGATAACCAAACATACACAGTCCTGACAACCCTGAACCACAGTGGCAAAATTTACGAGCGAGGGTCATTCATTGACCTAGACGCGGAGACAGCAGGAGCATTAGTAGGCGGACCAACTCCAACCATCCGAAAAGGCAAGTTCCAACTCGCCGACTCTGAGATTGTAGAAAAGGAAACACCGAAGACTGACCCAGCACCATCCACAGTGAGTGACGCAGCCGGTAAAGGAGACAAGGATGTGAACGAGGTAACCCCGGAAGGAGACCTAGTCCAGGACCAAGGCGGCGTGCTGAACATTGTTCCAGGCGAAGCAGATCAACTTTAATCCCAAAAAATTATGAGCACAAAATACACAATCGAAGTCATGGATGCTCGAAAGGAACGCCACCAAGCGTCCAACGAGAACTTCCTGCAAGTCGACGCTCGCATCATTGGAGCCTTCGCGGATCCAGAAGCGGACGGAGGCGTAGCTCGACGAGTGGTGCTCACCAAGCGAATCGGGATGCCAGTAGCATCAACCCCAGAAGAGGTCCAAGTGGAATGCCAGAAGCACCTAGACACTTTCCTAAGTGACGAAGCGCAGAAGGTAACCCAGGCGGCAATCGACGCTGAGGATGATGCAGTAGCGGCAACCAGGGACGCACTCGTAGGCAAGGAGCTCGCTCCAACTGCAGACGATAAGGTGGACACACCACAAAATTAGTAGCATAAAAAGTAAACATTCATGTTGAAATTCTTCAAAGGGAAGTCACACCTAAAAGAAAACGTGACCTACGTCCTCCGGGACGCAGCCGGAAACATCAAGCCAATGTTTCAGGAGAACAAACTGTACCGCTTCCTGCTTAAGCACGGAGTGGTGACACCAAACATGCAGATCCCTGTCTTGTTTGGAATGTGGCGAAATGAGCGTGTGCTTAGCAACCTGGTAGTGAACGCAGGACTCGCAGGCACCGCATCCCGAATTAACGGCTCGGGAGCTGAGGCAGCCTTTACCTACATCGCGCTAGGTACGGACGCAACCGCAGCCGCAGCTGGAAACACTGCACTCGGAGCTGAAATCAGCACCAACGGTGGATCACGAGCGAACTCAACCGCGTCTCGAACAACCACCACAGTGACAAACGACACCGCGCGACTCGTTAACACTTTTAGTTTCAGTGGCACCCTAGCCATCGTGGAATCGGGAGTACTTAACGCAGCGTCGGTAGGAACCCTACTCGCCCGACAGGTCTTTTCAACTATCAACGTTGGAAACGGAGACAGCCTTCAGGTAACATGGGACTTCGCAGTGACAACCGTTTAATCGACGGAAGCCACCGCGAGCTCTACGTTGTACAGAGAGGACCAGCATCATGCTGGTCCTTTTCTGTTATACTTTGAACATGGCAATACTACTACCTAGTGAATACGATGCATCCTACTTTGATGGGCGTTTTCAAGCAACTCGTCACAATGCAGGGTACGGGGAGTATAAACGATGGGAAAGGGATGGAAGTGAGTACTGGAAAGACAAAGCCGCTGACTGGGTAAACAACCTTGCACTATCAGGAAAAAAGGTACTGGACATCGGATGTGCCAAGGGGTTTCTAGTGAAAGACTTACGTGACGCAGGTGTAGATGCGTGGGGAATTGATGTATCAAGTTATGCAATCAGTGAAGCAGAAGAAGGAATATCACCATACCTACAGGTTGCAGACGCACGGCTACTTTCAACGCTTGGTTACACACGAAATGAGTTTGACATTTTGATTACGAGTCGTTTTTTAGAGTGCCTAACAAACGCCGAAATTGTGGCATTTAATACCGCCTCGAGTTTTATTGCGAAGAAACAAGTACACCTTATCACTCCGACAGGGAAAATAAATAGTGACTTCTACAATACAAAAACAGCGCAAGAATGGCGTGACAGTTTTTCGTGGCCGAAAGGAACAGTAATAGCACCGTACAATGATGAAGATAACTTTTTAACAAAGTAGCATGAGCGTAACAGTCAGCACATCGGGAATACAACAAGGGGCACGCGGTTCTGTTCGTGACAGTACTGGTATTCCGTATGTGCTTACTGAGAACAGTGGGAACATTCAGTTATGGAAAGGTAACAGCGCAACCCCCACATCATTTTCAGAAGTAGACAGTGCCGACAATCCGAATGACGCTAACTACGCAGGTGCGTCTATAGCAACTAAAAGTGATGACACAATCTGTATCTCTTTCTTTGACAATGACACAGGAATGGGTGCAGGTGGTGGTGCAAAGTATGTTGAGGTATCTAGCGACCAGTGGGGAACGATTGAAACAGTAGCCACAATCGTAGACGGACCTTCTGTTGAGTATACTTCTATAGCAATAGATTCTAACGACATACCCCATGTTGCATTTATGGATGCTGATACCAACATGGGTGCCACCTATCAGACCACGTACTATGCCAACAAAACCAGTGGGTCGTGGGGGTCAATGGTGGAAGTGTTGGGTGTAACTGCTGGAATATCGACAGGTAAACCAGAAGTCATGGTTGACGCAGACAACGTACCCGTAATTGTGTTCTATGGCTCTACAGGTGGAGTAAGAGCATCAGAGGGTAATGCTAACAATGCCACTTCTTTCACTACACAGGTTATTGACTCTAATGGCACAAGTGCAGGAATACGGGTGGTTCAAGAAGGCAATGGAGATATTACAGTGGTGTACTGTCGTTTTGTATCATCATTAAACAGGATTTATGCTGTTCAGCACACGTATGGAAATGCGTGGACATCTTGGGGTACACCAGTTGATTCAACAAACACTATAGATAACACAGACGATGAGTTTGGTGTTGCAGTAGAAGGCACAGATATATATGTTTTTTATGAGAACAACGCAGACAATGATATTTACTATGATATTTTTGACGGTACTTGGGCTGGAGCAACGTCAGTAGAAACAGGTACATACTCGAACCCAAAAGCAAAGTGGGCGTTTTGGGGAAGCAATGACAGCTTAGGTGCGTTATATTCTTTGCGAGTGAACTACAGTTCAGGGGTTGGGATAGTCGGTACATCTACAGAACTACGAAGGGCACAATCATTCCAATTGTCCAGTGCAACAACCATAACAAAAGTAAGACTTAAAGTTGCAAAAAATGGTTCACCAACTGATAACTTTGAGGTCACTATCCGTGATGCACGCGATGGCACAATTGTTGGTAGTACTGGTTCCCTTGCAGGTGCAAGTATCACCACATCATTTGTGGAATACGAATTTGATGTCGGCAGTGCATCTTTGAGTGCTTCAACAACTTACTATATACAGATTGAACGTTCATCAGGCACAAGCGATGGGACTAACTACTTTAAGATTGCAACAGATGGTGGAAACCCATATTCTGGTGGTTCAGCATGGAGGTATGGGGGTTCATGGATACAAGAAAGTACTACTGACATAGGATTTGTACTGAACCTACGTACTGCAACAGAAATCGACTACACTTTCGGTGACGGCTCTGGCGTTGAGTTCAATACGCTGTCGCTTGCGACAGGAACGGCATACACAATCGAACTCACCGACGGAATAGTCGCTGGAGATTCGATAATAAAACAAACCACTCGCACATTTGCAGAGACGGTACGGCTTAGTGATTCCCTGCTGACCGCAACCACATTGCAAAGGAGCTACAGTGAGACGCTGGTCCTGACTGACGACATCACCTTCATGACACAGAAACTATTCACTGAAGCAATTCAGATTAGTGACAGCATCGCAACTGCAATAACTCAAGCCAAGGCGTTCGTAGAAAACATCACGATGAGCGACACACTGGCAAATGTAGTGACGCTGGTCCATTCCTTCGTAGAAAACATCACGATGAGCGACACGATCGCAAACATCCGGTCGCTTGTTCGTAGTTTCACTGAAGCGGTCCAGGTGGCTGACACAGTGACTGAATCACTGACATACATCCTGGCCCTCACCGAAACAATTCAGGTAGCAGACACGATCGCAAATATAGCAACCCTCATCCTCAACCTTGCGGAAAACATCACCATCACCGATACGATCGCAAGTACCACATCCCGGGTATTGAACCTAACGGAAACCATCCGACTAACAACCAGCCTGGCACTAACCAACACACTGCTCCGGACATTCACCGAAGCGGTCCAGATTGGCGACACCATCACCAAGGCAGTCAATCGATTGCTGAACCTAACGGAGACGCTGAGAATGACGGAAGCATTTGCAACCACACGCACATTTTTACGGAACCTGACTGAAACTGTGCAGACAACCGACACCATCGACCGAAGCATTACTAAAGTGCTCACCGAGACCATCCAGGTCGCGGACGCTTTTGCATTTTCACTCACCGCCACACTGAACCTAGCCGAGACAGTCCAAGTGGCAGACGCAATCGCACGGTCCACATCGAAGAGCCTAGCCGAGACATTGCAACTGCAGGAGGCATACGCAGCGGTCCGAACTTTCACCCGGGCATTTACAGAAACAGTGACCGTGGCCCAAACGTTAGCGACTCAAATTGTAAAGAACCTACTCGAGACGATCGTGACAGGCGACACACTGGCCAGCATAAAAACATACCTCCGAACCATTACAGAGAACGTGACCGTGACCGGAAGCCAGGCGTTTGCAACCAGCCGAACGTTTACCGAGACCATCCAGCTCGCAGCAACATTTGCCACCCAAGCTGCAGCCACCCTAAACCTAGCGGAGACCATACAAGTAACCGATGCAATCGCGCGCGCAACCACTCGCTCATTTACCGAGACCATCACTCTTGTACAATCGATTATACAAGCGACGGCGAAGAGCTTCACCGAGACCGTGCAGACCAGCGACACTTTGACCACTTCCCA